CATAGGCGCAGCTTGTTGGCCAAGAATAGGCTGCAATAACGCAAGAACACCCTCAGGCGTTTCTTCAGCTTCACGGAAACCAACCAAATCGGATAATTCCTCGCGTCTAGCGTCTATAGAACGCATGTCGCCGCGTAGGTTATTCATCAAAATCTCAGGAGAGTCCGGTGAGCGCTTCATAGTACGAGCCATGTCGGCCTCGTCGCCCTCTTCCATTCCTTCCATTTCTTCGGCAGATAGCTCCTCGAGAAGACCCTCAAGATCGTCCATAAAGCCGGACATGATACCTACGTTTTCGACTTGGTCGTCGTCAACCATTTGAATCTTGTTTTTCATGTCACCCACCTTAGAATAATCCTGCTCTTGATGCACCGGCTGCCGTTGATACTGCACCTACCCCAAGCCCTACTGCGGTTTGCAGAGGACCTGCGCTAGGGCTTGTTTGAGAGGTCAAAGCCATTTGCGTAGTTGGCGCGCCACGGAAGATGTCCGAAACAAAACCTAACTGTTGATAAGGAGCCATTGTTTCCTGCATTTCTGTCGCGCGCATCGCGTCTAGTTGAGCCTGTGCATTTTGCTGCTCAATCGCACCAAGATCACTAAGCATACTTACGTCTGAAGCACCTAACTGCTGAGTTGCCTGTCCAAGCGCACCCATTTGACCGCCTAAGGAGCCCATTTGACCGCCTAACGAGCCTAAAGTGCTTGCTTTCTGGAGGTCTACACCCGCCTGTTGAGCCGCCAGTGAGCCAATGCCTTGTCCAAGAGACCCGTAAAGGCCTGCGCGCTGACCGGCAATGTTCGCCTGTTGAGCCGCTATCTGAGCAGGTAACAGACCTAAATTAGATTGCTGAGCCCCAAGTTGTCCCACTAAGCCAACGCCTGATTGGCCAATCTGAGCCTGCTGTAGCGCCTGCTGACCATATAATCCGCCAATTCCCTGTAGAGCACCACTTTGCTGCAGTGCTTGTTGGACCTGAGCCTGCTGAAGGTTAGCTAATTGGTTTGCAGCACCTGCTTCAAATCCACCAACCTGTAACTGCCTGCCTTGCTGCGCCTCAAAAGCGTTCATCGCCGCATTTTGCGCTTGAGCGTAGTTTTGGGCGTAATCCTGCATGATTTTCTGACCCATCAGGTCCTGAACGCCACGCTCAAATTCGGCGCGTTGAACGCCTTCACGAGTACCACCAAAAGCCCCTGCGCCAATCGCTTGAGCAGCCTGTCCTTGTTCCGCGATGCTTGCCTGACGGCGCATCTCACCAAGGGCGTTTTGCGTAACGGCCTCTTGGTAGGGATTCATGAACCCATAAAAAGAACCGGGGTCATAGCTCTGAGCTGCACCACCTGCAATTTGACGAGCCCCGCCAAGTATTTCAGCCGCGACGCCAAAATCAGAAGGTCTTGCCGCCATAGCTGCCTGCTCTGCGGCTCTTAAAGTACCTAGAGATTGACGTATGTCGCCCTGTAAATAACCTCCGGCAAGGTCGCCCGCTCTTGCAACGCGGCCCGTGCCTGCTCCAACGTCCTGTAGGCCTGCTCCGGCTAGTTCTGAGTAAGCGCCTAACTGGTCAGTGACATTGATGCCCTGACCAAGGATGTTTTGAGCCGACTGGAACTGTGGAGTGACGTTTATCGCGCCTGCTGCTCTAGCGCCCTGAGAGGTAAGGTCCATGCCTTGGGTAACGCCCTGAGAGGCACCCTGAATATAGGGCTCCCACGCGCCAATACCCTGCTTTGCAAGGTCCGCTGCTTGAAGCTGTGTCTGCGACAGACCGGCTGCTTCTACAGCAGGCAGGATCATAGGCGTATTGTAGAGCTTATTAGCCTTCTCGATAAGGCCTAGTTTGTAGGCCTCAATTTCGGGAGCCTCTCGAACTATCGAGCCGGTATAGGTAATATCATCAGCCATTGGAGCGGCCTCCCTCAAGTTTCTTCATTAAAGCGTACATACGCTTAGCGCCTTTGCGCCGTGATCCGTCGCCCATGTTTCTTACTGCCTTGGCTGTGAACACAAATTCACCATCGCTCAACATCGCAGGTATGTCGTCTGAAGTGCCAGTGCCGGGGCCATTAATATGGCCGTTTTTACGGGGGTATTCCGCCGACCCACCGTCTGCCGCTGTCATCGGATTAGCGTATGTTGGAGGGGGCGGAGGGGGCGCATACATGTACTGGTAGGGGTCGTAAGCATAGCTTGTGCGAACACCGCCAAAATCTAAACCGTACTTCTCAGGCTGTTCAGCAAGCAGTCTTGCGCCGCCGCTTTGCCCTGCTGCCATTTCTTCAAAACCGGCGGGCACTGTCGCAGGCTGCTGATCAAACCCGCCTGTTGCAGCCATAATCCCTGCCCCAGTCGCCAATAGAGGGCCATATTGACCTAGAAAACCTTCTGCTCCGGCCGCTTTTCGCGCTGCAGGGGAAAGGTTGGTTGCAATGTTTCTTAGGCCTTGGCCTATGCTTACGTCATTCGGGACAAGGGTGTCGTAGACACTTCGCATAAGGCCCGGCGTTTCTGTGGCGGCGGTCTTAGCGGCAGTAGCTGCGGCGTTTGTTGGAATGCTGCCTATACCTAAGTTCATTGCCTCAATTTCAGCGCCCGTGTAAGGAACAGAACCTGAGGACTTTAAGCCTAAATTCATCGCGTCAATTTCAGCGCCTGAAAAAGGAGTAAAACCAGTGCTTGGCGTACTGCCCGCAACGCCCGTTCCGGTAGCGTTTGCTGCGAAAGGGTCACCAATGGGGGTGGTTTGAGCGGAGCTCTCTAGTAAGTTCACTGACTCAGAAACAGGAGCGGGCTGCGGAGCGCCAAAAACACTCTCTTTTGCCTTAGCTAACTGGCCGCCTATTGTAGTAGGACCTGTGTAACTGCCTGCTTGGAAAGCCTCTGCTCCACCAAACACTCCCGCTCCGGCACCGCCCACTAATCCGCCAATAGCACCCGCTTTCAGTGCTTCTTTTAGATTACCACCGGCAAGCAAAGTAGAGCCTGCGCTGCCTACAAAACCAGAAACAGCCGCTACGCCTACTGTAGAGCTTACTCCTAGTGTAGCCGCTGCTGCAGGTCCGAGGACAAAGGCAAGCGCCAAAGTAGTAACGATTCTACCCACTTTACTCTTGGCAAACTTCTTAACCGCTTTACCGACTTTTTTAACTGCGCCCTTTACTTTTTTCCATGCCTTCGAAAGGAATCCGAACTCAGGAAGTCCAGTAACAGGGTTTATTGTGCCTGCTCCGCCCCTACTTTTTAAAAGTCGCGCCTCTGACGGCGTAATGTGGGCAAGCATTGTATCCCCACCACGGCCCTGCTCTGCAATAGCCGCAGCTATTGGGCGAAGAGAGGCAATACCGCCTTTGGCGAAGTTCTGAGGGGCCATTCTGGGGTTGCCAGAGGTCTCGCGTATCTCGTCTACGGCTAGATTTAACGCGCCGAAGAACTCGGGATCAAAGGTCGGGGGAAGAAAATCTTCAGGAATACCATCACTTAAAAACTGTTGGCGCAAAGCTGCGTAATTTTCTGGGGCTTCCAGAATGGCATCGACTACCTGATTAAGTGAGTCTAAAAGCTCAGGAGGAAGGTTAAGATCGCGTAGTTCCGACTTAAATTCAGCGACCGCCATAGGGTCCGCTTCTGCTGCTGAGCTTAATATTTCAGAGTTAAACTCTGAAACAGGCATTTCCTGCCTCATCCGCTCAAATGCAGCAAGGTTTTCTGGGGTCATCTGCTCGGGGGACTGTAAGGGTGCCGCAGCTCCCTGCATCGCTTCTGCCATGATCTTTTCCTTAAATTTTTAAGTAGGACCACACAGGGTCGCGCGCCCGAAGCGCGAAATTACTACTGATTATCAAGCAATTATTAGTCTCTGTCTACTTCAAGATAAGATAGGTAGAAACTTACGTCCGACTGCGTAGCAGTCACTTTCAACACGTTTGACTCTTCAAGGACCAAGGGCACTCCGATGAACACTTCCACCGTTGCGTCCGCAGCAAGCGCCGACTCCTTCAACAAGAAAACAGCAGTGCCTCCGTCAGCATCGTATTGTTTCACCGTAATGTCCGCCGAACTTGCGTTAGCGTTAGTCACGCGCAAAGACTTTGCAATAGCAACATTGGCCGCAGGGACCGTGTAAAGCGACGTTTCGGTGCTAGAGGTGGGAATTAAACGCTGTTTTAGGTACTTATCTGCCATTTATGTCCCCTCGAACCATGCCCGAGCGTTGCTTTTGCTCTGCGTGACTATCGGCGTGTAACTGCTGTTTAGTTGCAGAACAATCTGCTCTAGCGAACGCACCAACTGATTAAACTGCTGAGGGCTATAGTCGCCTGTTGCCGCATCAGGTAGTCGGACGTTCTGTATTTTGCTCATCGCAGGCCATCCGGCTGAATATCAACGCGCAGCGTACCGTAGCGCCAGTTAGTATCGACTTCGTCGCTTGTAATCTTCAACGCAATCTGTCGCCCGCGAGCCCGCGTGTCCACTTTGTCTGTCGTCGGCGTAATGACGTAGGGGTCCAAAGAACTCGGACTGGCCGTGGTCTGTGGGTAGGCGCGCAGCAACAAGTTCACCGTAAGGTTACCCTCTTGGTTTTTGAAGTCAGGGATGAAACGCTTCATCAAGATCATGTTGTCGCCGTCACCAATATCGAAGTAGCCCGAGTCAATAAAGGCCGTAATCGCGCTACCGTCTGCCTGATTGACACCGTCTTCGTGGTTGTATACCAGGCTGCGACCGGCAGTAAGCCCGTAAATAGTGCCTATGGTAGCCTCAGTGCTTTCAGGGAAATACTCAGAGGCAGTCGGCTTCTGGAAAGACCCTACATCCTGCCAAGAAGTACGCGCTAATGTGCCTTCCGACCAGACGTTTTCAAGATAGTTAAACGTCACACACCTATCAATGTAGTCGGACGTGAAGCTGCAGTAGAACCACGTTACTTCGTTAAAGTCTGAGTTTAGCGCAGCAAACACTTTTTCTGACTGCACCAGATTGATGTCGTCAAAGACGTAGTCCTGAACCGTGCAGGGAAGCTTTTTCACCGTACCGTCAAAGACGTAGAACGCTTCGTGGCCCATCCAGAAAGCTAAGCCGTTAACCTCTATCGCAGAGTTAGGGCCTAAGGCGCCACAGTTGCTGCCTAGTTGTTGGAAACCAAACGTGTACGGAGGACCAATGTACTGCATGCCGTGAAGAGACGTGTCGGTTAATATCAGTATCTGTCCGCGCGCCCTGACTGCTGTTTGGCTTAAGTAGAAACTTACGTCCGACTGCGTAGCAGTCACTTTCAACACGTTTAACTCTTCAAGGACCAAGGGCACTCCGAGGAACACTTCCACCGTTGCGTCCGCAGCAAGCGCCGACTCCTTCAACAAGAAAACAGCAGTGCCTCCGTCAGCATCGTACTGTTTCACCGTAATGTCCGCCGAACTTGCATTAGCGTTAGTCACACGCAAAGACTTTGCAATAGCCACATTGGCCGCAGGGACCGTGTAAAGGGCCGTTTCGGTGCTAGAGGCGGGAATTAAACGCTGTTTCAGGTACTTATCTGCCATTTATGTCCCCTCGAACCACGCCCGAGCGTTGCTTTTGCTCTGTGTAACTATCGGTGTGTAACTACTGTTTAGCTGCAGAACAATCTGCTCTAGCGAACGCACCAACTGGTTAAACTGCTGAGGGCTATAGTCGCCTGTTGCCGCATCAGGCAGTCGGACGTTTTGTATTTTGCTCATCGTAGACCATCCGGCTGAATATCAACGCGCAGCGTACCGTAGCGCCAGTTAGTATCGACTTCGTCGCTTGTAATCTTCAACGCAATCTGCCGCCCGCGAGCCCGCGTGTCCACTTTGTCTGTCGTCGGCGTAATGACGTAGGGGTCCAATGAACTCGGACTAGCAGTGGTTTGTGGGTAGGCGCGCAGCAACAAGTTCACCGTAAGGTTACCCTCTTGGTTCTTAAAGTCAGGGATAAACCGGCGCATCAAGATCATGTTGTCGCCGTCGCCAATGTCGAAATATCCCGAGTCAATAAAGGCCGTAATCGCGCTACCGTCTGCCTGATTAACCCCGTCTTCGTGGTTATATATCAGGCTGCGACCGGCAGTAAGCCCGTAAATAGTGCCTATGGTAGCCTCAGTGCTTTCAGGGAAATACTCAGAGGCAGTCGGCTTCTGGAAAGACCCTACATCCTGCCAAGAAGTACGCGCTAATGTGCCTTCCGACCAGACGTTTTCAAGATAGTTAAACGTCACACACCTATCAATGTAGTCGGACGTGAAGCTGCAGTAGAACCACGTGACTTCGTTAAAGTCTGAGTTCAACGCAGCAAAAACCTTATCCTCTTGTACTAGATTGATATCGTCAAAAACGTAATCTTGCAGTGTGCAAGGAAGTTTTTTCACCGTACCGTCAAAGACGTAGAACGCTTCGTGGCCCATCCAGAAAGCCAAACCGTTAACTTCTATCGCAGAGTTAGGGCCTAAGGCGCCACAGTTGCTGCCTAGTTGTTGGAAACCAAACGTGTACGGAGGACCAATGTACTGCATGCCGTGAAGAGACGTGTCGGTTAATATCAGTATCTGTCCGCGCGCCCTGACTGCTGTTTGGATTCTGTTGCCGTCTGACAGTCGTTGGCCACCGGCCGTGTTGGTCACAGATTCAACAAAGGTGTTGATGTCCTCTTGGTTAGAGAATCGGACAAAGAGTGGATCCTGAGTGTCAGGGTCACCTATCGTGGTTTCAGTGCCAAAGGCAATTAAGTGCCTGTCTGGGCTAGACACAAGCATGTAACCGTTCTTAGTAGGGGCGCCAGAGACCAGTGTAGCGCGGGTATCTACACCGTCGGTAGGGTTCCACTGGTAGAGTTCCCCATCCACAAGCTGCATTAGCAGCACTTGGCCGAAGTTATCGAAATGCCAAATACGCGCGCTGAGTGTTTCAACCTGCACTTCAGTTCGTGGGGTGCCCCATGTACTAGCTCCCCATGTGCCTGTTCCAAAACCAAAATCAAAATAACTAGTGTCAGAACCTACGCTAATCTGATAGGCGCCTACCACCGAGGCGCCACCGTTGCCTGTGTCTGATCCGTCGGCATTAACAGGGGCAGTGATTGTATAAGTGGTTGAGTTAGTTACCTCGGTTATTTCCCACTCGGAGTTAAGGATGTCAGCGGTGATTTGCCCTCCGAGACTTACTGCGCCACTAAAGGTAACAAAATCACCCTGCACTGCTCCGTGGTCTGTATCTGTCACGGTTATTACAGGGGAGCCTGTAGAAGCGGCAAACGTCACGTCACCGGCAGCGGTTGTGGCTCGTAGGGGGGTAATATCGTACCACGCGCCCCCTACGCTTACGTAGATTTTACGGTTCGTGCCCACGGCAAGGTAGGGAGTCCCTGCGAGGTTATTCCAAGAAAAGGTGAAACTAACAAAGCCTACGAGGTAGTTTTCCGTCCCGTTAAAGTAGGTCCAACCACCAATTTTTTCTGGCATTCCATAGCGAAAACGGATGTTGTCGCCATCCGTCCACCCGCCTTCAGCACCGTATTCGGTGTTCTGTTTGTCAATGCCCGGCGCTAATGTAAGTTTGAAAAAAGCCATCAGTAGGTCCACATAACAAGGGTGCTTGAACGGGTATCAACGTGTACGAAGCTCTTAGCCACCCCAATACCGTTAAAGCCCATTTCGAGCGCGTTCTTGACTATTATAGCGCGTTGCGACCCATTTGTTACCCTAATATCTGCAGCTATGCCTAAGCTGTGAGTACCCGGTTTGGCTTTTCTAGCCTCCTCAGGATGTTCCGCAGAGCGATAGCCGCTAGTTATCGCAAAGGGAAATCCGCACTTTTCACGTAGTTCATCTAACCTAGCAACAAAATTAAGGTCAATATGGTTCTCGCCTGTATGCTTACAGGCAAATTCGTCTACTGAAAAGTACTTTAAATCGGTCACTAGCTGTTGGTGTCTGTGATTACATGCAAGAGAACACCGGCGTCTGCCGAGCCTTTAGTAGAGGTAATGGTCACAGTGAACTTGGTGTCACTCCAAAAATTAG